GTGCGGATGGGGCGTGGTCATGAATACGATTTTGGCGCAGGGTTTGGTGTCAGTATTGAGCAGTATGAATGGATGAACGTCGAGCGGCAACGGCTTGTTGTCTATGAGGTTTGGTATCGTGTCATTGTCAACGGTATGGTTGCAAAAATGCCCAACGGAAAAATCGTTGAGATTGATGAAGATGACCCGCTCCAACAGATGGCATTGCAGACAGGCGCGATAAACCCACGCCCCGCCACGTTTGACAAAATACGCTGTGCAATTTATTTAGGGCCCAAGCTGATAGGCGATTACCCGTCACCGTACAAGCACCGCCATTTTCCGTATGTGCCGTTTTTTTGTTTTCGAGAGGACAATACGGGCATTCCGTATGGGCTGATACGCCCGATGATTAGCCCGCAAGATGAGATTAATGCGCGTAAATCAAAAATGTATTGGCTTCTGTCAGCTAAGCGCGTCACCGCAACGGATGGCGCGGTTGCCGATCATGCCGTGGCGGCGCGTGAGATAGCGCGTCCCGATGCGTATGTGATTGTAAGCAACAAGCCAAATGAGCGGTTTGAGGTTCAAGAAAACGGCCCGATGGCGCAACAGCAGTTTCAAGTCATGCAGGAGGCTAAAGAGTCAATCCAAGCGAATGTGGGTGTACACAATGCGACACTAGGCAGGGATTCCGGCGCGACAAGCGGACTGGCAATCAACTCGCTGGTTGAGCAAGACAGCATCACGCTCGCCGAGGCAAATGACAATTTCAACATGGCATGTCGTCATGCTGATGAGCTGATGTTGTCAAACATCATCGTTGAGGTGAGTGACAAACCTAACCATCCGGTGACAGTCGAAGACCCGGCAAGCGGCGGCGATAAAGTCGTTATGCTTAACCAGCTTCAGGTTGACCCGCAAACCGGACAGCCAACCATCATTAATGACATAACCAACATTAACGCCAAGGTGGTGCTGAGTGACACACCAAGCACACCCACATTCAGAAACCAGCAGTTAAGCCAAATGTCTGAGGTGATGAAAGCATTGCCGCCGAATGTGCAGGCGATGTTGTTGCCCATGTACCTGCTCGCAACCGATTTGCCGCAGCGGCAGCAAATGGCGGATGTTATCCGCAAAGGTCTGGGATTGGGCGACGACAACGGTCAAGACCCGCAAGTGCAGCAGCTACAACAGCAGTTGCAACAGGCTATGGATAAAATTCAGGAGCTGCAACAAAAACTGCTCGCAAAATTCCCGCCTGAAATTATTGCGGCGCAGGTTGCCAAAATGCTGGCTGAAGCGGACAACATCAAGGCCGGAACGGTGGAAACCAATGTCAAGGCATTGTACGAGGCGATGCAGTCGGCTGAAGCGGTGGCGGTCAATCCGGCTATCGTGCCGATTGCGGACAGCCTAGCCAAGTCGGCAGGTTTTGTAGATTCTACGGGCGGCGACATGGGGCAAGAGGTGGGCAACGGGCAAATGCCTCAAGGTGTCCAGCCTAACCCGACATTACCACCGTCACCGCAAATGCCGAGCGGTGGACAACCACCGGCTATGCCAGACGGGCAACAATTACAGTCACCTGCGCAAGGCGTGGCGGGTGGCATTGAGCAGCAGGGCAACCAGATACAACCAAGGGCGGAAGGCGGCCCGGTGTATCAGGGCGCACCGTACCTTGTTGGCGAGAAAGGGCCTGAGATCATTGTCCCAACAGGCAATGGCACGGTAATACCCAACAACATATTGTCCTCCTTTGCTGGCGCACCTTTGCCTACCCGTGACAATCCTGACTATGATATGGCGGGATATATTGCAAAATATGGCGACCCAAAAATTGCCCGTGGCAGCGGGGGACATTTAACGGACGAGTTTAAATTGCCTAGCCATATCACATTTTCAACAGGAAGCCAGTATTCAGGCCCACAAGCGCAGGGCGGAGAATGGCAATCAGGCGGTGATAACAAATGGCTGTTCACACCATCAGAATTTAATTTAAAGATGCACTCGCCTGACGAATTGGCTGATTATTTTGCCAAGTGGGAGCGCAAAGGCACGTTTGTAAAACTGCCAGATGGCAGGGTGATTGAAGGTTCTCAATAAGGGGCAATGATGGACGAGTGCAAGATAGATTTTAACGTAAACACAACGATCAATGGCGACGATATTGAAAGCCAGATTGATTTGATTATGGAAAACGCGATTGTGCAAACTATGCATGAGGTAGTGAGAATGCGGGACAAACAGGTGCGTGATGCGCTGCTGAAAATGGGATGGACACCGCCAACAAAGATAATATTGCCGCGTTAAACACAATATGTTGTATCTAAAATACCGTTGAAACCTATATGTTGTGTTTATGTTTGATTGTTTATTGAATTTGTTGTATAAAGAGCTTGACAGCTAATTGCTGTTTTTGCGGCGCACTTGCGACAAGGTGCGGTTTTATTAGCGGCCCAAGGCGATATTTGGGCATCACGTCGGGAGACGTTACGAATGACAGATTTAGCGCATTATTTTGAAACGGGGGAAGTACCCTCTGACCCGGATGTTTTAGCAGAATTGCTGGCACAAATGGAAATCGGTGACATGGATGCCGAATCGGTTGAAGCGGCTAACGCCGTAAGCGCAGCAACCAGCGCGGACACCCAGAAAACCGAACCAGAACCTGACGGCATTCTGACAAAAGACGGCAAGCACGTCATTAGCTACGATGTGCTGAAAAACGAGCGGTTTCAACGGCAGGAAGCGGAGCGTAAGTACCAAGAGTTGCAGGCCGAGCTTGAGCGTACAAAAACTGTGCCCACTGTTGTTGAATCGGTGTTTGCAAAAATGACACCCGAAGAAATTGCAGACATGCAGGAGTATTTTCCTGAGCGTTATGCCGCGTTTCAAGCGCAAGAGCAACAATTGTCGGCTTTGGCACAGCAAAATGCTGAATATCAACGCATCGAGCAACAGCGTCAGCTTGAGATGCACCGTCAGTTGCAAATGACAGTTCAGGAACACGTTGACGCTAACCCGGTGCTAAGCCACTGGAAACTGAACAATCCTGAAGCGTGGGATTATGCTGTCAAGCAGGATGAGATGTTGCAAGTCAATCCGATGACTAAAGACATGCCCATGCCGGAGCGTTTCGCCAAGGCGGCTGAGTTGGCAATGCAGATTTACGGCAATCCGGTTGAATCTGCAAAGCCAGCACCAACAACGGCACAAAACAAGGCAATGCCTTTCAATTCGCTGTCCGATTTAAAAGGAGGCGAACCTGTTGCCGACAACACGTTGTCGTCACTGGAAAAATTGAGTACCGCACAAATAGCAAACATGATGGTGGGCAAAACCGCAGATCAGATAGCAAAGATGATGAACCAGTTTATATAACCCGCCGTGAGGCGGCATGTGCCTCCGCAAAATTAGCGGAGGCTTTTTAACTACTGTCGTGATGACAGAATGGATAGATTATGTCAGGTTTTAACGTACCTATTGGCAGTGCGCTAGCTGCAAAGTATTTCAGCGCGGCTGTGTTCGCCGGTGTGCAGTCGTCACCGGGTTTCATGAATTTATTGAGGGGCGACGCGCCGCAAATGGGCGAAGCTGCAAGCAAGTTGAAGGGGCAAACGTCTCCTAGCTACCCTATCGTGCAAGTCACCGATTTGAGCCAGACGGCGGGTGATCGCATTTCGGTTGATTTGTTCAACATATTTACTGGCAAGCCCGTGATGGGCGACCGCCGCATTGAAGGTAAGGGCATGAACGCCACGACTTCAAGCCAAGATGTTTGGATTAACCGTTCCCGCGGTATGTCGGACACTGGCGGCAAAATGATTCAAAAGCGTACGCGCCATAATTTGCGAACGGTTGTGCAGGCAGGTTTGACAGGTTGGGCGCAACGGCTGGAAGATCAGCGTTGCTTGGTGGCATTGGCTGGTGCGCGGGGTTCGCAGTCCACGGCTGACTGGGTAGTGCCATTGCAGTCCGATACTGATTTTATGGACATCATGGTAAACGGTGTCCAAGCGCCAACTAACAACCGTCATTTTTTTGGCAGTCTTTCCAGCACCACATCAACTTATGGAAGCGCGGCAAAATGGAGCGATGTGTCGGGTTATTCCATCACGACTGCAGCGGCAGCATCAAATTTCATGTTGTCGCTGTCTGACATTGACGCAATAGGCGCATTGGTGAAGGAATCTAACGTCCCGTTGCAGCACATCATGCTGAAAGACGACCCATACGGTTGGAACAGCCCGTTATGGGTAATGTTCGTTTCGCAACGTCAATGGGCATTGATGAAAAAAATATCAGCCAGTTTATGGCAAACCGCACTCCAATATGCGATCAAAAGGTTTGACGGTCAGCGTCATCCTTTGTTCATGGGCGATTCAATCATGTGGAATGGCATATTGGTAAAACCAATTGAAAGGTATGCCATCCGTTTCAATCCGGGTGATAGTGTCCAAGAATGCCAAACCAGCAGCAGCACCACCGAGACGGCAACAACTGTGCCATCCACATTTGGCGCGAACACCACAACCAATTCAAACTGGGACAGGGCAATACTTGTTGGCGCACAAGCGCTTATCAAGGCTTACGGCAACGAAGAGTCCAGCATGTACCACTATGGCTGGAACGAGGAGCTTGTTGACCACAAATCATCTGTTGAGATTTCGTTGTCAATGATGGAAGGCACGGCTAAAACCCGTTTCACCATTAACGGCACACCAACCGATCATGGGGTTATGGTGATCGACTCGTATGCACCGGCAATCGGCACTGCTGATTATGCCGGGGCAACTGCATCCGGAACGGGTAAATATTAAAACCAACCACGGTACGGGAGTGCCATTTAGGAGTTAAAGATCATGTCAAAATATTATCAAATGGGCGCTTCTATTGGACAGTCCATTTATTCTGGCGAGGACTCGTCAGGCGCGACATTTGCTGGTTATGCAAAATTATCAAGTTATTTCAATTCTCTTACGTTGGTTTCCGGCGATACGATTGAAATACCACTTGTTGAAATTCCGCAAGGTGTCCGGTTGCAAGAGATTTCTTTGCAAACTGATCAGGCGTTATTATCAGGCGGAACATTGGCGACGGTTCAGTTTTGTTTGCGTCTTAAAAACAATTCCATTTTTGTCGGCAATTCGTCCGGTGCGTATGGTGTGGCTGCAAATTTACCGGACATCATTTTACAGGCCGGTGCAGTTCCGCCATCTGGTGGAACAGTAACCAATCAGTATGTAAGTGCCGCGTCTGCAACATTGGCGCAAGCACAAACCCTGGTTAACCAACAAGCAGTCTTTCCTTCAGTTGCAACTGTCCCATTTAGTGTTTTGGCGGGTACGGGTGCAGTCGGAGGCGCAAGCAACTCCACCACTCCGGCATATCCGATACCAAACGCCCAATTAGTCTTGGCGGCTGGAATGAACAATGAATGGTTTCAGATATTCCCACAAGCCGTAGAAAACTATACGTCTGTTGCAAACCAATTGGCACAAAGGTCGGCATTGCAAAATTCCTATTATTTGGGGATTTTGATCACCGCCGGAACATCGACAACGACACCTGCGGCCTCCACGGCATGTGCCAATATTGGCATAATGGTTGATGGTGAATTTTTCGGTACGCTGTAATGAAAAAAGTCACGCTTGCTATACGGGAAGATATAAAAGAGCCAATGCCTGTTTATGTGGATGGAGTTTGTGTCGCCACGTTAAGCCAGTACAACCCATGCATTGAGCTTGACGCGGCGGATGCCGAAAAAGTGTTGTCAGGACAGGCTTATGCGGGCATTTTTTCCGTCACTGGCGAGCGTGAAGAAACAAAGCCATCCGTAACGGTTAAGACGCGCACGGTGCGCCGTGGCTGATTACACCACGTTTTATGACGATGTGGTGATGGATTGCCCCGGTGTTCCGATACCGCTGGTGCAACGGGCGGTGCGCGAGGCGTTCAGGACATTTTGCAAGGACACTACGGCTTACCGTTACACGCTCAACCCCGCCACTGACTTGAGTTATTCTGTATCAAGCAATGTGGCTACGGATGTCAGCACGGGGATTTACACCATCGTCGTGCCTACCGGATTCCAGTTGGACAGCGTCATATCACCGATGCTGTTCAATGGCAGTTACACCGTTTATTTTTTCACGGACGGTTCGGAAAGCACATCACCGACACCGCCGACGGGTTACGACTTGGACTATTCGAATGAGTACCAGATATTCAACAATCTTGTCCAAGGTGCAAGCCAGCAATGGCTGGACAAGAATGTACCGGGATGGCGGCAAGACCAGTCTGACGATTATGTGCAGTTCTTCTGCTGCCTTACCTCAAACACGTTCCAGATCACGCCGGACAGCGGAATAGACAGATCGGCCTACCTGACTGTCAACGTGTCAATGATGCCGGACAGGAGCGCATTGCCGACACTGGACAATGAGTTCTGCAACCGCTGGTTTGACCATATCACCGCCGGTTCAAAGTTTTTGTTGATGGCACAGCCCAATGCCGAATGGAGCAACCCTGATTTGGCGCAATTCTACAAAGCCAAATTTGATGCTGGCATAGATGAGGC